TTCTATATATAGAAAGAAAGGCGGCAATCATGGCGATATGGATTATTTTAGCGGCAGCAGGAGCCGCAATATTGATTTTGGCAGCCCTGGGCGTCCTGGCATATGCGGTAATTGCAAGGGCCTGGAATGATTTTTTTGACTGATTTTTAGATAGAGCGGCACCGCTTCCCCGTCCTTGTAATGGGTATTAACAAACCGGACACCCTATTGAAATTGTTTATATAGGGCATAAGGGACCCAGGCAGAGGACAAGGGAGAGAGGTTTTACATAAAGGTGGGGAACTATGAAAAAAAAACTCTATGATAACTATGACTATGAGGAAGCATACCAAAAGCAGATAGCAAACCTGGAAGAATGGGAACTGGAAAGGTTGATGAAAGACGGAAAGGTGGAGTGCCTTTATAGGACAACCACAACCAAGTCCGAAAACATCAAAAGCGGCACCGTTCTGTTAGAAGCCCAGGTGTACCCGTCCTTTAAGGACAAAAAGGACGTGCCAGTGACAAAGAAGAAACGGGAAACCAGGCCGTCACAGAAGAACCTAAACGACAAGAACGCCCGGCGTTATCTCATACGCCTGGCAAATATCAATTTTGGGAAAGGGGATATTTGGGCCACGTTTGGGTGGAATGATGATTGTTTGCCGGATAGCGAAGAAAGGGCAAGGAAAGACATACAGAATTTCATCAAGCGGATAAACCGCCGCAGGAAAAAGGCCGGGCTTGAAAACGCAAAGTATATTTATATCCTGGCAATGGACGGCTACAAAAGGCCGCACTTCCACATTCTGTTATCCGGGGACGGGGTGGACCGGGACGAGTTAGAAGAATTATGGGGAAAATGCGACAGACCAAACACACGCCGGATAAAACCGGATGACGATTTTTTAATAACTGGCCTTGCCACATACATAACACAGAACCCACACGGGACAAAGCGGTGGTGCCCGTCCAAGAATTTGCAGAAGCCGCCGGAACCAAGCCGCAGTTATTCAAAATTCAGAAAAGCCGGGGTTGAGAGAATGGCAAAGGATTTTGAAGAATTAAAGGCACAAATGGAAAAGGCTTACCCAGGTTATAAATTCCTGGACGCCGAGGTTAAGTACAACGGCTACAATGCGGCGTTTTATATTTACGCCCGTATGGTAAAAGCAGGAGCGAAAGGAGCGAGACAAAGGAAATGAAAACGGTAGCAATTATTAACTTAAAGGGCGGCGTTGCCAAGACCACAACCGCCGTGTCCCTTGCGGAATTACTGGCAGAGGGAGACAAGAGAAGAAAACGGCCTGGCAGCAGGGTATTGTTATTTGACAATGACAAGCAGGGCAACGCTTCCCGGATTTTCGGAGCGTATGAGAGGGAGCAGGAAGCCGGGGCGTGCCGGATTATTAAGACCGGACGAATTGCCGGGAATATCAGAGACACCAAAGTGAAGAACATGGACATTGTGACGTGCAATTATTTCATGGAGTTGGCAGAACTGGAAATAAAGGCCGACACCGTGAACACGCAACACGGGCGTTATAAGTCCGCCCTGGGAGAGATAGACGGGAAATATGATTTTTGCATTATCGACAATCCGCCGGATTTGGGCATGAATGTAATAAATGCCATGGTGGCGGCAGATGAAATAATAATACCCGTGTGCCTTGACGCCTATTCACTGGACGGCCTGGAAGAGTTGGTGGAGCAAATAAACCAGATAAGGGCACTCAATCCCAAAACCAGGCTTGCCGGGGTCCTCATAACAGACTATGAAAAATCAGACACAAGCGAAGCGGCGGAAAGTTGGATAAGGGCAAAGAGCGGTTGCCCGGTATTCTCTCAAAAAATCAGACATTCAAAGAAAGCAAAGGACGCCACATTTTACCGTTTAACGCCGTTGCATTATAGCATACGCAGCGGAGCCGCCCAGGATTATAAAGCCTTTGCGGCGGAATATGTGCAGAAATTTGGCGGACCGGCAGCAGGGGAAAGGAGTTAAGGGCATGGCATTTAATATTTTGGACATTATGAACGCCGCCACCAAGGCGGAAGCAGGACAGAACCGGGATTACCAGGACATAGTGGTAAATTACCGGGATATTGTGGTTACAAAACATAACAAGTATAGCATGGACGAATTGCAGGAGATAGCAACGGGCATAGAAATGGACGGGTTGCAGCAGCCACTTGTATTAGGCCGTGTAAACGGGGAATATTGGTTGGTTTCCGGCCACCGCCGCCTGGGCGGTATTAAAATCCTGGTGGCAGAGGGAAAGGCCGGGTTTGAGAATGTGAAATGCCGCTATAAGGACATGACGGAAATAGAATTTAGAATTGCCCTTTTAGTGGGTAACACATTCAACCGGAAAATGACGGATTATGACCTTATGACACAGGCCGCAGAGTGGAAAGAGGTATTGACCCAGGCAAGGAAAGAGGGGCTTTTAATCCTGGAAGCCGGGGAGCGGGTCCGGGATTATGTGGCCGCCGTCATGGGGGAAAAGGTGCCGAAGATACGGACCCTTAACACCATTCACGACAACGCAACGCCGGAAGTCAAAGAGCAGTTTAAAAACGGCAACCTGGGGATTACGGCGGCCATGGAAGCGGCAAAAGCGGACGAGGGCACCCAAAAGGAGATTGCCCAGGCGGCAGAGGACAAGGGCGGCCTGGGAGCCGAGGAAATAAAAGCCATGGCAGAGGAAAAGAAGCACCGAAAGACCAAGGAAGAGGAAACCAGGGAAGCCAGTGTGTCAGATACCGACACAACCGAGGAAGAAAAGGAAAACGCCAGGAAGTTGCACGCCGTAAAGATGATTGAAAAATATTATACCTGGTTAAATGACGAGGAAGTGGGCATTTTGGAACGTATGTTAGAAGATTGCAAGCGGCGTAAACGGGAATATGCCATTGAAGAGGGTTAGGGGGTTAATACATGAAATTGCAGAACATGAAGAGAGGGGAAACCACGGAACAAATAACGCTTTTTAACTGGGCAGAGAATAACAAGCATATTTTGCCGTGCCTTTCCCTCATGTATCACATTCCAAACGAGGGAAAGAGGACAAACGGGGCAGTATTAAAGGCCATGGGTTTAAAGAGCGGTGTGCCGGACGTATGTTTGCCAGTGCCAAGCCACAATTTCAACGGCCTTTACCTGGAAATGAAATACGGGAAGAATAAGACAACAAAAGAACAGGAAGATTTTATGGCGGCCTTGCGGCAGCAGGGATATAAAACGGCGGTGTGCTATGGAGCAGACGAAGCAAAGGCGGAAATCATGGACTATTTGCAGGACCCGGACAAAATGCCGCTTTCCAAGTGCTTAAATGCACCATGGATTAACGGACGTTGTGACGGCGTGCCAGTGGTGGGGCATATGTTCAGCCGGGAGCCTTGCCGAAATTGCGAGAAACACGCACCGACAAAGGCAGAAGCAACACTGGAAGCCAACATGGCAGCAGTTGACGGCACATTTAAAAGGCCAATTATAACGGCTATCGTAAATCTTTCCACCGGGGAGCCATTAAAAGGGCTTTCCCTGGGGGAAACCTTAGAAACCATAAACCAAAACCTAGCCCTTTTGGTAAAGGGGCAGCAGTTGACGGTTAAACAATCGGCGGCGGTGCTTACCGTTGCCATGGAAGCCTATAAACGGGCGGAAAAGAAAGGAGATTAAGCCATGACAAAAAAACGGACAGACGGCGGCCATAAGATACCGGAAGAAGATTTAAGGGAAATGGAGCAGGAAGAGGGCCGGGAAATGCCGGACGGAGTGGAGAGCCAAACGGGATATTGCCGTTTTTGCGGACAGGCCGGAATGGTTCATACATTGACCGGGTGGAGCCAGGAAGATGTGGACGAAGCAGTGACGTGCAAGTGCGAGTGTGACGCCGCAAAGAAGTACGCAGAAAGTAAAGAGCGGGTCCAAAAAGCAAAGAGCCGTATAACGGAACTTTTTGGAAACACCGCAGAAAGACCCATAGACCAGGACGTGGTTACGGTCATGCTTAACGTGGTGGACGCCATAGAAGCGAAGCACATGAAAGGAATAACCATTGACGTAGGCCAGGGCGTAAAAGCAAAGGTTTCAAAAATGGCGAAAGAAAGTATAAAGGTGGAGAGGTCAGAGACTTCCAAGAAAATCTATGAAGAGTAACGGGGGGGCAGAGGATTGGTAAAACTGGACGCCGATATTAAAACAATAGCCCGTAGTATCATACAAGGCAATGAGAAGAGAAAAAAGAGAATAAAGAACGGCCGGGCAAGTGCCTTTGATTTGCAGGCCGCCCAGGTTGTAGACAATGCTTTGCGTGGTACGTGTGGGAATATTGAAAGCGTCCGGGTACGGCGGCAAATGCAGGAGAAGATTTATAAGAGCATTGTTTATAATATGCCTTATGAGTACATAGCAGACGCCTTATGTGGCCGCCGCCAATTCTATGAATACCGCCAGGAATTTATTAAACGGGTAGCGTCCGCCATGGATATGCTACCGGAGCAGAAAGGGCAGGAACATGGGAATTGATTTAAGAAGATTTAAAGTAGTGCATGGGGACAAGGTATTTAATGCAATAGCACTCATGGAAGTGCATATGCCGGAGAATGTGGAATGGGATAAAAGGGATATAGTTTTAAAACCGAAGTTTATTGATGTACTGGCAATCAACGAGGACGGCAATATTATTTCAATCTATGATGAAGCGTGGACGTTTCAGTTTATCCCCATTGTGGCGTAAATGGCCGCCCGGCAGCAGGACACAAAGTAAGTGGGTCAGAATGTCAGAGCGTTTTATATTAACATAGGCTTGTGGGTAGGGTTTACCCATGAGCCTATCAGCATGAGGGAAAGGACGGTGGCAGCAGATGAAAGAATACGCAAAAGACTTCTACAAGTCAGCAGCATGGAAGAGAGCCAGGCAGACAGTTATTAAACGGGCCAATGGATTGTGTGAGCGGTGCAGAGCCGCCGGGCTTTATCGTCCCGGTGTGATTGTCCACCACAAGGATTACATTACGCCGGAGAATATCCACAACCCAGGCGTGACCCTTAGCCTGGACAACCTGGAATATCTTTGTGAGGATTGCCATAACAAAGAGCATAAGGCAAAGCCTAACAATCGTTATCGGTTTGACAGTGACGGAAAATTATTACCGCCAAAAGGAGAAGAGCGGCGGACCACTCCCCCCGGTGGGTTGATTTTGGACGCCCCCACAAGAACCGAGGGAGATACTTCAAAAAAACTCCGCAGGGTCGCACGCATATGAGGGGGGTCAAAATATGGCAGAAGAAACAAAAAGTAACGAGAAGAAAGCAAAAAAAAGAACAAATAAACTTACAAATGCGAGGATAAAGAAAGAGATAGAATTTCTTACGCCCATGTTTGCCGGAATAGATGACGAGGACAAGAAAAGCCTTGTAAATTCACTTGTTGAGGAAGCCGCATTTTTAAAAGTGGCTTGCTTCCAGGCGAAAGAAGAATTGAAAAAAGAGGGGCTTACCACGGAAACGGTAAACGCTTCACAGAAATTTGTAAAAGCCCACCCGTCAGCCACGATTTACGAGAAATATTCACGCCAATATACGGCAATTATTCACACGCTTATTGAGTATTTGCCGCCGAAAGAAAAGAAAAATATAAGCAGACTGGCAGCATTGCGGAATGGATAACAATTACATTTTCCAGTATTGGGAAGCCATACAGAACGGCACCGTAACAGTAGGAAAGTGGATAAAGACCATTTATGAAATCCTTGTGAATGGTTTAAAAAGTGGCAAATGGGATTTTGACGAGGAAAAGGCCAATAAGGCTATAAACTTCATAGAAAACTTTTGTCATCATTCAGAGGGACGAAACGATTTATTAAAACTTGAATTATGGCAAAAGGCCATAGTTTCCGCCATTTTTGGCATAATGGACAAGCGGACCGGTTATAGACAATTCCGGGAAGTTTTCATAGTTGTAGCACGTAAGAACGGTAAAACATTGTTTGCCGCCGCTATTGCGGCATACATGGCATATATAGACGGCGAGTATGGGGCAAAGGTTTATTTCCTTGCCCCGAAACTGGACCAGGCGGACCTTGTGTATGACGCCTTTTATCAGATTGTCCAGGCAGATGACGAACTGGACAGCATAACCAAGAAACGCCGCAGCGATATTTATATCAAAGAATTTAATACCAGTGTGAAAAAGATAGCCTTTAACTCCAAAAAGTCGGACGGTTTCAACCCTCAAATGGTTGTCAATGACGAAATGGAAGCATGGCAGGGGGACCAGGGACTAAAACAGTATGAGGTTATGACTTCCGCACTGGGGGCGAGAAAGCAGCCGCTTATTTTATCCATATCAACCGCCGGATATATCAATGACGGTATTTATGATGAACTCATGCGGCGTTCAACATCATTCTTAAAGGGCAATTCCAAGGAAACAAGAATATTGCCGTTCCTCTACATGATTGACAATATCGAAGCCTGGGACAATTTAGAGGAATTGAAAAAGAGCAATCCGAACCTGGGCGTGTCCGTGTCAGAGGAATTTTACATAGAGCAGATAGAGATTGCAAAAGCGTCCCTTTCAAAGAAAGTGGAGTTTCTTACAAAGTATTGCAACATCAAGCAAAATTCCAGTGTGGCGTGGTTGGATTACTGGGACGTTATGAAAGCGGTAAACGAGGACTTACGCCTTACCCTGGAGCAATTCCGGGGGTGCTATTGCGTTGGCGGCATAGACCTTTCCAGGACAACGGACTTAACGGCGGCGTCAATCGTTATTTGGAAGAATGGAAAATGGAATGTGATTACAAAATTCTATATGCCCAAGAAGCGGTATGAAGTGGCCGTGAATGAGGATAACACGCCGTACAACATATACAAAGAAAAAGGATTTTTGCAAATATCCGGGGAAAACCAGGTGGATTATAAAGACGTGTATAACTGGTTCATAGAACTGGTTAAGGTTTACAAAATCCGCCCGTTAAAAATCGGCTATGACCGTTACAGTGCCGGGTATTTGGTAGATGACCTAAAAATGGCCGGGTTCCAAACAGATGACGTTTACCAGGGCACGAACTTAACGCCAATCCTACACCAGTTTGAGGGGGATTTAAAGGACGGAAAGTATAACCTGGGGGACAACACCCTTTTGGCGTCACATCTTCTTAACGTGGCCGTGGAAATCAATATGAATGATAGCCGCATGAAGCCCGTGAAGATTGAAAAGCGTATGAGAATAGACGGGGCCGTTTCCGTCTTTGACGCTATGACAATGGTATCAAAATACCATAGTGAGATAGGCAAAAAACTTTTGAATGAAGCGGCGTAAATGGCCGCCCGGCAGCAGGGCTTTAAAGTGGGTCAGAATTTCAACACGAATAATTTTACAATAGGTCCATGGACGTGTTCCATGGGCTTATTTTTTGAGGAAAGGGGGTAATGATACGGGAATTATAGCAAACGTATTCGGAGCCTTTAAGGCAAAATACAGACCGCTTTTATTGAGCCGTGGGGAGTATGTGCCAACGGGAACCTTACGGGACAATGATATTGTGGGAGCCATTGCGGACGCCATAGCCAAGAACGTAGGAAAGTTACAACCCCAGGTTGTCCGAAAGGACGAAAAGGGAATGACGATAAAAAACGATTACCTGGCCCGGATTTTGACATTGCGGCCATGCCCGGAAATGTCAACGTATGACTTTCTTTACAGAATTGCGGCAGACCTGGTTTATACTTCCAATTCCTTTTCCGTGATTTTCTACAACGAGGATTTTACAAGGGTACAGAGCATACAACCAATCACTACAAAGAGTTTCCGCATTTTTGAAGATGACAAGCACCATATCCTTTTCCGCTTCCGGTGGGATTATGACGGGGAAACCTATACGGTGCCTTATCAGAATGTCATACACATAAAGGCAAGGTATAACAAAAAACGGTTTTTGGGGACTTCCCCGGATATTGAGTTAAAGCGGAGCCTGGACCTTGTGGAAACGTCCGGGGAAATCGTAAAGAACATTGTAAACCGTTCCAATTCATTGGCCGGGTATCTGAAATACAACAACCTGGCAGATGACAAGGAACTAAAACAGATTGCAAAGGACTTCCAGGACGCCTATATGGGAGCGGAAAACGCCGGGGGCATTGCCGCAATAGATAGTACGGTGGAATTTAAAGAGATTACACAACGCACGCCAAACGTGCCAGTAAATCAAATTACATTCCTACGTGATAACGTGTACCGCTATTACGGAGTAAATGAAAAGGTATTGACTTCCACCCTTTCAGACCAGGAATGGATTAGTTTTTATGAAAACGTGATTGAGCCTATCGCTATCCAGTTAAGTTATGAGTTTACTTTTAAACTTTTGACACCAAGGGAAATAGGGTACGGGAACAAGATAGAGTTTACGGCCAACCTTTTGCAGTATGCCACATTACAGACACGTGACACAATCGGCGGAAATATGTTTGACCGTGGGGCCATGACGATAAACGAATACCGGGCACTTATGTATTACGGTCCAGTAGATGACGGGGACGTGAGAATGGTATCACTCAACTACGTGAAAGCCGGGGACCAAAGCCTTTACCAAGTAGGGCAGGGCGGCGGAAGCAATGACCAACCGCCGGACCCAGGGACGCAGCAGGACAAACAACGCAGGGCAATGGAAGCCGCCGCACGTGCCTATTTTCAGACTATGAAAGGGGGTTAAGGATATGCCGAAAGCACCAAGCATTTTGAAACTTTGCAAAGACCCGGCAAAGGCCACGGTTGGGAAGTTTTACGAGTTTAAGAACGCAACGGACACAAGCGTGGACCTTTATTTTTACGGGGACATTGTAAGCGATTGGTGGGGAGCCTGGCAGGAAGAGGACCAGTACCCGGAAGCAATAAAGAATTTCCTGGCTGAAGCCGGGGGAAAAGATTTGAATATTTACATCAATTCCGGCGGCGGTTCCGTATTTGCCGGAATAGCCATTTACAATATGCTGAAACGCTACACGGGAAAGAAAACAGTGTGCATTGACGCCCTGGCCGGGTCCATTGCTTCCGTAATCGCATTTGCGGACAGTGATATGCCAACAATCCCGTCCAACGCCTATTTGATGATACATAAGCCGTGGGCGGTTTGTGACGGGAACGCCACGGAGTTGCGGAAAATGGCGGACACCCTGGACGCCGTGGAAAGCGGGATTTGGGCGATTTATGAAGAACATTTGGCCGAGGGCGTAACCATTGAGACGATAAAAGAACTCATGGAAGCGGAAACCTGGTTAAATGGCACCCAGGCCGCCCAGTATTTCCGGGTAAAGGTAGGCGAGGAAAACACCATAGCCGCAGCCGTCCAGGACTACACAAAGTTTTATTGCCACAATGTACCGCAAAAACTTCTTTCCGGGGAAAACCACGCAGGGCAGCAGGACCGGGAGAAGCGGAACAAAATTATTGAACTTACTATGGCACACATGGGCCAGTAAGAAGATATGAAAGGAGATTAGAGACATGACAAGAGAAGAATTACTGAAAATGTCCAAAAAGGACCTTAAAAACAGACTGGCCGAACTGGGAAAGAACGCACAGACGCTTTCCGGCCAGGAGTTGACGGACGCCATGGACGAAGCAAGGACCATAGGCGAGATTTTGGACGAAATCAAAGGACGGGAAGAACTGGTGGCCGCCGCAAAGGCAGCAGGAGCCGCAGACCCGGACGAGGGGGACGGAGCAGGAGAGGGCAGCGAAGAGCCGCAGGACCAGGAGAGAGCAAAGAGGGGCAAGACCTTAAAGGACGGAAAAAAGGCGTTTTTTAAGGGCAAGGCACTGGCCGGGATTAAGAACACACTTACAACGGCCACGGGCGTAGTAATGCCGAAGCACACAAGCCCGGACATTTCCCCCACGTTCAACAATGTATCTTCCCTCATTGACAGGGTAAAGACCGTTCCCCTGGTGGGCGGTGAAAGCTATCAGCGTCCCTTTGTGAAGTCCTACGGGGACGGAGCCGGAAGCACCGCAGAAAACGCAGATTACAACACGTCTGAACCGGAATTTGGTTATTCCGACATTGTACGTGAGAAAATCACGGCATACGCAGAGGAACCGGAAGAAATGCAGAAATTGACAGACGCCGATTATGACGGCGTGGTGGAAGAGAGCGTGACCCGTGCAATTAAGCGTTACGCTTCCCGTCAGATTTTGGTAGGACCCGGCGGAACCGGAAAATTCCGTGGTATTTTCTTCAACCCGGCAAAGGCGGCGGACGATATTATTGACCGCAATACGGACATTACAACGATTACCACCATTGCAGACGATACCCTGGACGAGATTATTTACTCTTTCGGTGGGGACGAAGATGTGGAAGATATTGCCGTGTTAATCCTCAACAAGAAAGACCTTAAAAAGTTTGCAAAGTTGAGGGATAAGCAGGGGCGTAAAGTCTACACCATTGTGAACCATGGCAACACGGGAACCATTGACGAGGTGCCTTATATCATCAATTCCGCTTGCGGAGAGGTTGGCGGCACCGCAGGAGCCTATTGCATGGCATACGGCCCGTTGAGCAATTACGAGGTTGCAATCTTTTCCGACATTGACGCACAGAAATCCACAGAATACAAATTCAAGCAGGGACAGATTGCCTATAAGGCTTGCGTATTCATGGGCGGCAACGTGGTGGCGAAAAACGGCTTTATCCGTGTGAAGAACGCACAGGCGTAAGGACGGCATGAGAAAGGCGGCGGACAATGAATAAAACTGAACTGATAGCGAAAGCAAAGTTGAGGTTGCGTAAAATGTCCGCCGATACCCTGGACGAAGATGTGGAGCAGCTTATAAATGTTGCACTGGCAGACCTTAAACGTATCGGCGTACATTCTTCCTACCTGGACCCGGGAAACATCACAGACCCGTTGATTATTGAAGCCGCCCTGGTGTATGCAAAGGCCAATTTTGGAAACCCGGAGAACCACGGCGAGTTAATGGCGGCGTATGACATGATTTGTACGAAAATCAAAGGGGGCGGCTACCATAGAAGCAATAGTGACACTGTTAGTTAAAAAAAATCAAACGGAATACCTGGAAAAAGAGGTATTTGCAGAAATCAACCCGGTAGGCCGTGACGAGTTTACGGCAGCCGGGCAAAAAGATTATAAGGCGTCCATGATGATTGAAGTATGGGGATTTGAGTATGAGGGTCAGACGGAAGTTATGGTGGACGGCAGGAAAATGGCAATCTACCGGACGTATGGACCGAAGAACACCGGAAAGGTTGAACTTTATGCCGGGGAAAGGATAGGCAAAAGTTGAGAACGGACATTGACGGGTTAGACGAAGCCATAAAGAACGAACTGGAAAATTGGAGCAATGGGGAATTAAGACGTGCGGTAAATGAAAGCCTGGAAGAAACGGCAGCCGCAGCCGCCGAAAGTTTGAGACGGGGCGGCCCTTACCGGGAAAGAACGGGAAAATATACCAAGGACTGGACGCACGACCAAAGGGGCAGCAGGACGAGCGTTATTACCGGATTGAATGGGTACAGTGTCTACAACAAAAAACACTATCAGTTGACCCATTTACTGGAAAAAGGGCACCAGTTACGCAAGGGCGGCAGGAAAGTAGGAAACGTAAAGGCGTTTGAACACATTGCACCAGTAAACGAAACCCTGGGAGATTTGGCCGTTTCAAAAATCCGTCAGAAAGTGAGGGGATAACATGACCGTAAATGTAAGCATTTTGGTGGAGAGGGCAAAAGAATTTTCAAAAAAATATGGCGTGCCGATAACTAAAAACCAGTTTGAGGGAACGCTTGATGACCCGGTGCCGGAACTTCCATACATGGTTTGGCTATCTTCACATGAGACGGGAAGAGGGGCGGACGGGTTTAACAACCTAAAAGCCCAGGACGTTGACTTTGAACTTTATACGCAGCAGGACAACCAGGAACGTGAGGACCTGGCAAAAGCATTTGAAGCGGAAGTGTTGCCGGACGTGGAATATGACGTATTGGTGGCACCTATCCCGGACGAGGAATGTTTCCAAACGGCGTATGAAGTCCGGGGATTATTAACAAAAACGAAAGGAGTAAACAGAGCATGAACAAAGAAAGCATTGTTTTGGGTTCCGGCGATTTGTATTGTACCGAGTTTACGGGAACAAATGCGGAGTTGCCGAGCAACGAAGTATTGGAAACCGAGGAAAACCGCCTAGGCCATATCAAAGGCGGTGCAGAAATCGAGTATGCACCCTCTTTTTACGAAGCCAAGGACGATATGGGCAAAGTTTCCAAGGTTATCCTTACGGAAGAGGAAGCAACCTTTAAATCCGGTATTATGACGTGGTGCGGAGAGACATTGAAAAAGTTGTGTCAGACCGCAAGAGTGACCGAGGACGCACAAAAGAAAATCCGCACTGTCAAGATTGGCGGCGTGGGAAATGCGGACGGAAAGCGTTATGTTATTCACTTTGTCCATAAGGATAACGTGGACGGAGATATAAGAGTAACCATTGTGGGAAACAACCAGGCCGGATTTACGATTGCCTTTGCAAAAGATAGCGAAACGGTCATTGACGCAGAGTTTAAAGCCCAGCCCATGGACAAAGAGGGCACATTGATTACCTACCAGGAAGAAATGGACGTTACCGCCGCAAGCGGAGAGTAAGGACAGTAAGAGCGGCCAGGGAGCGGAACCCAGGCCGCTTATTTTGAAAGGAGAAAAAGACCATGGCAGTAAGGGAATTTAATTGTAACAAGTTAAAAAGGACGTTTTGGCCTTTTACTTTAAAGGACAAGGTGGACGAAAACGGCAATGTGGTGGAAAAAGGAAAGAAAATTGTGGTCCGTATGCCGCAGAAGAAAGTTTTTGAAGCAATTAAGGAAATCCCGGACATGGACGAGGACAACGCTACCGCAGAGGACACGGAAGCAATTTACCGCCTTGTGGCAGCAGTCTTAAACAACAATATGGGAAAGGTTCCGGTAACGGAAGAGGACGTGGCGGACTATGACATTGAAGAGTGTACCGCCATTCTTAACGCCTACATGGAATTTGTAAACGAGTTGAAACAGAACCCAAACTAATCATGCCCTTTTATCCACGCCAGGATAAAGGGGACGATATACCCTATACGCTATCTACACGCCCGGAAAAACTGGTAATGGATTATTGCCATATCGACATATACGAAGTCCAGGAAATGGAAATAGATGTGTATTTGTTTTTCATGCGTGAAGCAATGATTTTTGAAAATTCAAAGACGGACGAGGGACGGGAATACCTTAGAAATTGTTGGAGAATGGAGCAGACAAAGCCGGACCGTGAGGGATTGCGGAAGAATTTTAGAAAGAAAGGGGGTTAAGAAGTGGCAAATAGCAAAATCAGAGGAATTACTATTGAGATTGGCGGCGATACTACAAAACTGGACAAGGCCCTGGGAAGCGTTGATAAAAAGGTAAAGGGAACGCAAGTTGAACTTAGAGAAGTAAACAAACTTTTAAAAATCGACCCAACCAACACGGAAATGTTGGCACAAAAGCAGGCCCTTTTGACAGACGCTATTTCCGAAACCAAAGAAAAACTGGATATTCTGAAAAATGCAGAAAGCCAGGTGCAGGAGCAATTTAAAAAAGGCGAGGTTTCAGAAGAGCAGTACAAAGCCTTAAAAAGAGAACTGGGAAGAACAGAAGTAGAACTTGCAAATTTAGAGGAAGCGGCCAGGCAGACAGACACGGCCATTGAAGAGTTAGGGAAATCTTCCAAACTTTCCGGCGAAGAACTGAAAGAAGCAGAGGAAAAGGCCGGGGATTTTAAAGAAACCCTGGGAGATTTGGCCGGAAAGGCAGAAACGGCAGCCAAAGCCCTGGGGGGCGGTTTTGTTGCCGCCGCTACATATGCCACGAAATTTGAAACAGATTGCGACAAGGCTTTAAATACCGTTATTACACAGACGGGGGCGGCAGACACAGAAGTTGAGGGGTTGGAAGAAACCCTTTTAAGCATTTATAAAGATAATTTTGGCGAGGACATTAACGACATTGCATTAGCAATGTCCGCAGTTAAGCAGCAGACCGGACAGACCGGGAAAGAACTGAAAAACACAACGGAAAACGCTATTTTAAT